TCGGCAAGACCACTTTTTGCAAGTACCTATCGCATAAGTTTGGTGCCATTGCGCTTGGTGGCAAGGCGGCCGACTGTCGTATGGGGGTGGTTAACCATTTGCAGGAGACTGGTGACACCCCGGAGATAGTGTTGATTCCTATCCCTAGGAGCTTCGATCCGCAGTACGTCTCGTATGAAGCGATGGAGAACATCAAAGACATGTATTTCTTTTCGGGTAAGTACGAAGGCGGGATGGTCAATGGTAACTGCCCGCACGTGTACGTGTTCTCTAATTTTCCCCCGGTACTTGAGAAGATGTCCGAGGATAGGTGGAACGTTGTCCAGATTGACGGCGGCGATGAGCCTAATGCCAAGAGGGGTCGCTTCGTTTAGACGTTCGATTTGACCGTTGCGTTCGATTTGACCGTTGGGTTCCGATGCTTTTCACGGTTGGGGAACCCCTGGAGCGGAGGGGGCCGATGCCGCAATCCGCGCTACACTCTTCGCTTCGCTCATTCGATGGGTTGGGGCCGTAAGTGGTTGGGGCCGTAAGTGACGCAACCCGACTTTGCGGGGCCATCCGGGCCAACAAGCGTTTATGCCTATTTAATAAACTGTGGTCATTGATGATATGCCCAAGAAGATCCGTCGTAAGTCCAGAGTCCTACGTAAGCGGAATGTCAAGCGTCGCACAGGGGCGAAGGCTCAGTCGCGCCAGATCATGGCCCTCAGTAGAAGCGTCTCGTCTATCACTCGAAAGCAGTTTGCCAAGGTTCATACCACGTGGCAGCGGAACATGCTCACCGTCGAGGGAACTACCGGTGGTGTCCAGGCATATATCTGTCCGATACCGTATGTCCCGGGTAATCCCGTGGGTGCATCTCAGCCTGGTGGTCAAGTTGTATGGACGGATAACCTGTCGTTGGCGTCGCAATCGTCGTTTAGCAAGAAGGCCGTCTTTGGTGTAGCGCGCGAGGCGGCTACCAGTAATGAGGTTTATCATACTGGTGGGTGTATCAAGTGGCAGTTCATCACTAATGAGCCCACTTTCTCGAAATATTATATGTTTCTTATCAAACCTAAGCCGGGCATGGCAGATCAGTTGATCAAGGACCGTCAGTTTAAGGCGGGTTTGCCTCTCAATGCAACCCTGGGCGCAGCTGCTGCGCTTACCCAGGACCTAGACTTCGTTGTCCACGAAGAGGGTGTTACTGGGGGCACCGTGTTTGGTGCGCAGATGAATCCCAAGTACTGGACAACGTTGTACCAGAAGGAGATCACTGCAGGCGCTAATAACGCTGGGGATCGTACGCAGAATATTAACTACAATGCGCCGGGGTCGGCTGCTTTAACGCCGCTTACGGCTCGTGGTACTATCAAGTTGCCAGCTGGTGGCATGATTAAGAACTCATCGGTGGCGTCTCAATCGGGTGCCGGTAATGCCGGCCAAGCTACCTCCTGGGAGGTGGGCTATGGGGACCAGGAGAATGAGAGCGGGGTCTACCTGGTCATCATCAATAACGGTATCTCTCTTGATGGTGAAGCCGGGAAGGTCGGCTTTATCGTGCATGATTATTATAAAGCATGCGTTTAATTTATCTCTCATTATATCTTATGTCTGATTCAGAATCAGTGACGTCCGTCCTGGAGACAATGGAGATTGGTGGAGGTAATACTAGTCTCCACCAAAAGAGGGTATCTCAAGGTAAAAAGTGGTGTTTTACCTACAATAATTACCCAGAAAATGCTATGGAGATTTTGGAGCGCAACTTTGTGCTTCACGAGTTAGAGTACATCGTGGGAGTCGAGGTGGGGGAGTCCGGCACTCCCCACCTCCAGGGATTCATCGAGTCGAAGAAGCGCTTGCGCCCTGATCAGCTCGGGCTGTCGCGTACGATTCATTGGGAGAAGGCCAAGGGCACTCTCAAGCAGAACGTTGTCTACTGCAGTAAGGACGGTAACGCGCGTCATTCCCGTGGGTGCAAGCCTAAGCGCCCGCTTAAGGTCTTGAGTGAGGATCAGCTGTACGCTTGGCAAAAAGGTATCGTTGCCGACCTCGAATTGGTGCCCGATGATCGTACACTTAACTGGTTCTGGTCGGACGCAGGTAATGTCGGCAAGACCACTTTTTGCAAGTACCTATCGCATAAGTTTGGTGCCATTGCGCTTGGTGGCAAGGCGGCCGACTGTCGTATGGGGGT